CACATGTTCCGTCAAACTGAGCAAGTTGTGATAGTAATTCAACTCTTGAACGAACTAATTCTTGGTCTTTACTTTCTGAATAATATGCATCCTGAGCAAAGTCAAACTTGATATCTAAATGCATATTTTCCCAATCTTCTTCAGTAATAATACCTTTAAGTATTAACTGTGTTTTCAAAAGATCATGGAAAATTTTAGAAAATTGTCTACGAAGTTTATTAACAAACTTGGTAAACTTTAATTCGTCACGATTAATTTCTGCTGCTCTACCAAAGTTTAATCCACTTTGTTGCTGTAATCTTGATACAGGAACATATAAACTTTCATAAAGTTTTCTTTGGAAATATTCAATGTCGGCAATCTCACCTAAGTTCTGTCCGCCTGGCAATGTATCAATTTGTGTTCCTCTTCCACCTTCACGACGAGGCAACCAAAAATCTTCCAACATACTCATTGTCTTTTTGTCATCACGAATCTCACCTGTATTGGCATCGTAAACCATTTTGTTACGATAACGATTCATAATGTCTTTTAGATATTGTTCTGCCTTTAACTTTGGCAAATTACCAACATCAATATAGAAGATTCTTCTTTCAGGTGCTCTTGCCAAACGATAAATGACAAGTGCATTCTCCATCATACGAAGTTGATTGGCAGGCTTAATTGCCTTATGTAAATAGCTCAACACCATGTTGTTATCTAGATCCAACAATCCTGATGGAGCATAACAAATGGCGTCTTTAGTAATCTTTAACCCTTGACTGGTAATTACACTAGAATGAATGTTTGATGTACCAAGTATACCCTTCTCATGATACATGAAAAATTCTTCAACTTTCTTTACAAATTCAGCACCAGTTTTTGGGTCCTTCTCTTTCATGACATTACGAACCTTTTTGATCTTTCTAGGATCAATGTATCGAATGTCAGTCAATCCTTGTTTGGGCTTTGCTGTATCAATTACTTTATGAAAATAAATTCTTCCGTCAATATACCATCTACGAAAATAATCTTGTGCCCTTTCATTAAACTTCAACATTGAAAGAATTGCTTCAAATTCATTTTCAATAGATTTTTTTACTGATGTTGTAACTTTAACATCTTGCAAATTTATTTCAACTGGGTTTTCATTTTCAATATTTGCAATAGATTCATTTATGATATCGTCAATAGCGGCATCAACATCTGCCATGATTGAAATGTCACGATATCTTTTAATCAATTCACTTTCATTCTTTGCAGCACCATCAAGGTCCAGGTAGGTACCGTAGTACCCACCTGCCCTGATAGTATCAAGTGCTCCATCATCGGAAGGAGGCACAAACGATCTTTCAGTTTGTGCTGGTTCCTTCCGCTTGATTGTATAACCAAATATATCCATAATATTTTCTTACCTAGTAATTAGTAGATTAGGCTGGTGAAACTTCAAAGTGCAAGTATTGGAATGTTACATTGAACTCTGAAATTACATCATTTGCTGAGTATGACAAACCAACTTCTGAAACAGTAATTGGAAAGGCATTGTAAATTGTGTACTTACGCAATTCAGCATCGTTTCTATCTAACTGTGAAACTTCCATGTCACACATATATGCTGCGGGTGATAGCTCACCACCGTTATCAACATAGTTGTTCATTAAGTTTGACCATGATTCGAACAATTGACGTAGACGCATTGAGGTGTCATTTAGCACTGTAATTGTCCAAGGATCATATGTACGCTCACCTGCCAACTTAACTTCACGACCTCTATATGAGACGATAGTTGGGTTAACGTTAGATGCTGGTAATGCTGCTGCTGTAACTAGCAACGAGTCATCACTAGAACCTGCGCCAACCAAAGCAGGGAAAGTTAATGTGACCAAAAACTGATTTGGACGTGCGCCACCTGCGCCTAACTTATTCTTAAATTGTGAAATATCCATTTAAAGTGTTCTCCTAGTAAGTTATGTATTAGGCGCCAGCTACTTCTTCGAAAGCTACACCTGTACGTGTTGCAATGAAGTTTAGTGTGATGAAGTTGATTGAACGTGCAGGCTTGATGAAGATGTCAGCAACAAACTCGTTTCTGTCAATCACTTCGCCTGTGTTATTTGTTTCGTCACAGATTACTCTGAAGTCATAGATACCACGACGACCTCTAATGTCGCGCAAGAATGGCTCAACCAAATTGCGGAACTGTGCTCTTGTGAACGCATCGTTGAACTCGAACAATTGATATTTAGCTGCTAGGGCAATCGCCTTTTCTAGAACAATGAACAATCTGCGAACATTGATTCTATCGAAAGCTGATGGCTTGGATAGAAGTGTCTTGTCACCGAACAATACTGTTCCTTCACCTGGGAAAGAAACAACTGGGTTAACACCTACCTTATACAAGGTGTCACGATCTGTCTTGTCTGGTGAGTATGCCAACTTGACAACATTCTTGATTTGCCCGCGATTTAGACCACCTGGTGAGAACCAAGGATCAGCAACAGCGTCAGTACGAGCACATAGACCTGCTGTATCACCGTTCAAAGGAATCCAACGATAAACGTCATTATACTTGTCGTATTGATATTTCCAACCTGAGTCCATAACTGCATATGATGTTGAACGATTTAGGTTGTTTCTATCTGTTACGATATCGTCTGCTTCACTACCTGCATTTGCATATACTGATGACAATTGTGGTGAAACGAAAGCGATGCAATCCAAACGAGTTTGTGCAAGATCAACAACACTCTGTGCAACTGTATTTGAGTGAGGACCAACCATTACTAGGTTGATGTCGATCAATTCTGCATTAGCAAACTCATCATAGGCTGTTATAACATTGGCATCTGATGGTGTATCATGTGCTCCACCAACCAATGAAACTTCAATTGCACTTGATAGAGTCTTGAATGTTGTGCCTGCTGCATTTGAACCCCAAGCAGAACCACTTACATTAAGATTTGTTGGGTGATCCATCCACCAAATGTATTGTGATCCTCTTAGTGCTTCTCTGTAGTAGTTTACAGCGCCCTCAGTTGTTCTTGCATCTGAAGCCTTTGATAGACCAGTCCATCTCTCAAGAATTGTTCCTTGAGTTCCTGAGATCAAACCATCCTCGTCAATGATAAGAATGTGAATCTCATCACTTGATCCACCCAAGTTAGAAGCATAATCAGTTGTTGCTGGTGTATAATCAAACTCTGCTTGATAATCAGCACTAAGTGAACTCCAGTTGCCTGCGTCACCCATGACTACTTTGAGTGAACTTCCTAGACCGCCTGCATACTTGGCTGCAAAACTACCGACTCTACCTGAACCAGTTGAGTATAGAGCTTCCCATTCATCTTCGTTTTGAATGAAGATACTTGGTGTTAGAGTATGTGATGAACCAGAACCACCTGATGCAATATCAATTTCTGTTTCGGTGCCTGCATCAGCCAAATCTTCAGCCAATTTAATTGTATTACTGTCAACTACAATTGCATAATACACAGTATCATCAGTCAAACTACCTGGAGCACTACCACCACCATCTGAATATAGTAGAGGAGTTCCTGTAACAAAACCGTGACCTGTAACTGTAATTGTGTCGTTTAGTGATGAAACGTCAGTTGACCCATCGAATGTTGCAATTTGCATTGACACAGCATTTCTTGAATCTGCGCCAGCTGCTCTTACCAATTTTAAGTTGTTTGAATAACTCAAGAAACTTGCAGCGGTAAAGAAACTTGATGCCACAACATTGTTTGGCTTACCAAATGTCTTAACCAATTCAATCTCTGAGCTAATAGTGACTGGATCGTTAACTGGACCCCATTGAAAGTCACCAGCAAATGCGCCAATTGATGTGGCTACGGCTGGAACTACATTGGTTAGGTCCTTTTCAACAACCAATACACCTGGTGATAGTTGAAATGCCATTTTATTCTCCTATGTATGTTGATATTTTTTCAATGACCTTTAATTCCGACAAACCCTTTGCTTGTACATTCTTGTGAAATATTTATACTTTTAGAAATCTATATCGTCGATCCAAGGTATTTTAGAACCTGTAGACCACAATATGTTGTCTTCAACAAAGATTTCTTGATTAAAACCGTCATCAATAATACCAAATGGCGTCAACTCATCTTCAATTTGTTCCATTTGTTGTTGATAAATTTTTTCTCTAACACTCACATCTGTTAGTTCTTGAAAATATTGATTGGTGGTCAACCACCCAAACAATACCAAAGTCATTACCAAATCATCGTGATAACCTTCGTCTGCCTTGTATGTACCATTCTTTTCAATGAATGTTGAGAATTCATGAATGATATCGGCATCAAATATATTTAGTTTTTGTTCTTCTAGTAAACTTTTTATGGCAAAACATCCTTGACGTTTCACAGACTTGGTAGTTCTTACACCAAGAGTTGTGCTTTTGGCAAACCCTGGACTTACATATGTTTGATTGTCTTCTTTAATGGTTCCGAGAATGTTTTCATATTCCAGTTCCATATGAAGAATGTCAGCAACTTGTCCTCCAATATCGTTAGTCTCAACTAACAAATATGCATTGTTATAATCTTTTGCAGTCTTGTGAATGATATTAGGGAATAACATTGGTGCAATTTTATTATTCTTAAACTTGCCAACCAACCTGTAAGGCATTTCTGTAACATCCATTACAGTGAACGCACTATAATCTCCACCAACACCACGTGCAACGTCAACTGAAATTATATATGTTCTATCTTTCTGAGGTTCTTCATATAGTTGAAGACCCATGTCATTTTGAAATATAGGATCAATACTACTCATGGCACCCAATGTTCTGCCGTTAATTAATGTGTTACTTGATCCTAAGAACTCACACAAAACCTCCTGGTTATATTTTACTTCACCAAGAGTTTTTAATTGTTCTTCTGCCCATGCTTCATCCCTGCCAGGAATTTCCCAATAAGGGATAAAATGAGATACAAAACCATTTTTACCTTTTTCTGCCTCGTTCCAAAACTTCCAAAAGTGATTATATCCTAATGGTGTGGAAGTTAATAGAATCTTAGTAGTTTGACCTGCCGAAATAGTAGGATATACTGAAGCAAAGAATTCTTCTGCAACATTGTTTGGAATAATTGCTGCTTCGTCAATATACAACCAGTTAACTGACTTACCTCGAATACCTGAAGCAGTTGTGGCAGATGTGAATACCTTACTTCCGTTTTCTAATTCGACATTACCTTTGTTCCATGTACGAACACCTTGTTGCATCCATATAGGCAATTCTTCATACATGATTTGATAACGATCAAGAACTTCTCTGGCTGCTGCGCCTTTGTTTGCAAGAATGGCAACTGTTTTGTTTTCTTGAAAAAGTGTGTACCAAAGAATACATGCAGCGGCAGTTACAGTCTTGCCCTGCTGTCTTCCTTCCATCAAAACAACTTTTCTGTTGTTTAGGATAACCTTAACTTTTTCTTTCTGACAATCATAAAGTGAAAATTTCTGTAATCCAGAGTCCAATGTTACAATGTAACAATAATTTTCAATGAAATATAATGGATCCTGTTGACACTTAACAATTTCACTTACTTCTTCTTTAGTGAACTTGTGTTGATGTCCTACAGACTTTAGCTTTGGATTGCCATGATAGGATGTTTGTTCACTCATCTTCAATAATTTCGGCTTCTTGAATTTCTTCGTTGGGTAATTGCTTCATGGCTTTTAATAACTCATGAGTTGATCCAACAAACAAATTGTTTTGTGTTTCAATTTTCGTGGGAGCGTCTTGTTGCAAATCTTTCTTTTTCTTTTGAACATCTAACAAATCTTTTGCAACATCTGAAACAGTTTTAATTAACTGTCCAGCCACTTCATATGCTCTTGGGTGATCACTGTTTTTTGCAATATGTAAAATACCGTCAATGGCTTCATTGCCTTTGTCGATTAAACTGTGCAAAGTGTCACGTGCATGTTCAGCATCATCCTCTATGTCTTTCTTTTCAGCTTTTTCTATAGACATAGGTTCAGTTGGAACAACATTAAATTTTTCATCTAAATCATCAAACATAATTATTCACTTGACCAAAGTTCATCAAACTCCGTGATGTATTGATAATTATCTGTTGGCAATGAATCTGAAGGATCAACTTCAGTTGTAATTCTTGTGCCAACAATATCGTTTACAGGAGCACTTCCTTCAAACAACGAGTTGTCTGAATATATATTCTGAATTGTTTTCTTGATAAGATTGGCGTCACGAACATAACCCCAAAAGTTCATCTTGATTGTGAAATTTAAATCCCACACTACGCTCAATCTTTTATCAAAACTACCTTCCCAATCATCCTGATATGAAACATTGTCAAGAATGATTTGCAAATCTGTTTTAACACCAAGTTCTGGTATTTCATTTATAGTAACATTGAAGTCTGGATTGAAATATGGAAATATTTGTTCTACAATTTGTAGTCCATCTTCTTGATTTTTTGCAAACACACTCATTCCAATCCCTAGATTGTATGGTGTTGAAACATAAGAATATCTCACACCGTTAGTTGTTGTATCTAAAGAACGAACTGACTGTGTAATTTGTAGCTTTCTTGTTGGATCATAGGTTAAGTTTGTGATTTCAAAACCAATTCTAGGTAAAGTAATTTGATAGGTTGCTCTACCTGGTTCCAAGTCTGGCACTTCACGAATTCTATCAATAAACTTTTGCTTTGGTGCATAACTTAAAGGCACAAACAAACTTTGAGCAACTTCACCGTTAGCATTTGTTCTGCGAACTTGAATGTTGTTGAACAAAGTACCAAATGCAATAATTGCTTTTCTAATATGTTGATGATAGAAATGTTGATTCTTAAACATTAGTATTCACCAAATGGATTAAATTCTGTGAAGTCAAGGATATCCAAACCTTCAGATTCAAAGTCTGCATTATCACTAAACGGAACTTGAGTGCGTGATGCAAATGTTTCAAGGATAACACTGCCACCAGTTTGATTCAACAACAAATCTCCAGATTGCAATAGAATTTGATAATCGAAAACATTCTGACTTGCAACTGGCTCACCGTCATCAATCTCGGCAACACCAGTATCAAATTCTTCAGAACTGTATTGATACAATTCACATTGCATTGAATAAATGTAAAACTTGCCTAACTGATAAAAGGGATCAAGATGTTGAACAAACTTGATTTCAAACATACTATCAGTTTTAGGGAAGTAAATTAAATCACCTTCGGCAGGACGTAATGGCAATTGTAAAAGTTCAGCTGGCTGTGATCCAACAAAATCTTCCCACCTGCGTTTACTAACAACAAATGTTGCCTGATCAGTAACACTAATACCAAACTTTGTGAACAATTCTCCGTCGCCGTCCCATCCCTGAATGTTAGTTAAAAACATTTCAATAGGATAGGCGTTATCAAATCTACTCAATACATCTTCACCAAGAATTTCATCCTGATCAACAGAAGTTCTGGGTAGATAATATACATCATGACCGTAAATCTTAACACTTTCAATGATCAAATCTTCAATTAATCTTTGCTCATTGGTGGTGCCTGATGTATTACCAGATTGAAAATAGAAGTTAGTGGCCATGTTAGCCAACCATAAAATCTACAGGTAGCTCATACCTTAGTTGCATTTCTTGTTCTATTTGTGTTATTTCTTGTGATGCTTCATCAAACACTTGTTGACCGTTCATTGTGATACCACCTGGAAGTTGCATTCCCTCAAACTTCTTCATGTTAATGCCCCATTGACGTTTAATGAGAGCAGTGGCATATCTCTTCAAGAACATGTCATCATAAATCTCAGTCCATGTTTCAGGATCTAAAATTCTATATGCCTCGAAAATAACATAATCGCCTGGTTCAAAAACTTCTTCCCAGTTTACTTCCATGTGTACACGATTTTGTTTTCTGTTGAAGCGAATAGTTCTACTTCCTGCAAACATATCATCTAATAACT